AAAGGTGTCGAGTTGCCCACAAGCCAGGCAGTTAATGCAAAAGAAATTCTTGATTTGTATTACTGGTGGACCGAGGAATATCCTAACCGTCCTGATGTGTACGATGTCACCGGCTGGAGCGAATACTGTAGCCGTCAACGAAAAAACGACGATGATCTATTTGATTCCGGTGACGATACACCCAAAGATCGAGCACAGACAAAAAAGATGCTCAATGAAATCAATCGTTTGGAAAAACAATATGCTCGTGAGGATGAGCAAATGATGATTCGCTTGATTAAAATCCGAGAAGGACTGTGGACTTGAATCGCCTTGAGCAACAAACTGCACAGGAAAAAGCCATGAAAAAAGAGTTAGACACAAAAACAGCCAGTTTATTCAGAAATTGGGTTCGTAACCTTTGGATAGAAAACACTTCTGAACGAGAAGAATATCGCGAACTACCTTATACCATGCAAGAGTATTGGGCAAGATATAAGTGGTGGCTCAAGAGAGAATACCAACATCAAAACAACAAGGACTGTAAATGAAAGCACAGCAGCCTGCTCAGGGAATCAGCATCGACCACGAATTTGGAGATGCGAGAGTTTTTAATGTAGAGTGCGACTGTTCCGACGATGATCATTCCATTAAAATGTGGATTGAAGTAAATCGCGACCCAGATATCCCTGATGTTGAAGTGACCTTTTATGTGACCACTTGGACTGCTTGGTTTAATAACTGGCAAGAGCGTTTAACAGCAGTCTGGGACATTTTAATTAACGGCGTACATAAACAACAACACTCAATGTTGCTGAACAAACAGACCGCACTGAACTTTGCCGAAGCTATTAAAAGCACAGTCGAGGTTCTGGATTCTAAATAAATAGTTATTTTATAAAAGGAGATAAATTGCAAAGTGTCTAAAGAAGATATTATTCGTATGAACGGCGTAGTAGACGAAGTTTTGCCTAACGCTATGTTTAGAGTTTTGCTGCCTAATAATCACAAGATTATTGCTACACTGGGTGGCAAACTGCGTCGACACAATATACAAATTCTATTAGGTGATAATGTCGATGTTGAAATGAGTCCTTATGATGTCACCCGAGGCCGTGTAGTTTATCGCAACAAATAAATGGACCTAAGACAGACCATTAATTTAATTGAAGCCGCTAACAAACCTAAATTAGAGCAGGTAAAACTGCCCTATTCTCGCGATGGTCTGGCTTCAGTGCTAAGTCAAAGCGCCATAAATTATCACTATGGCAAGCTGTACAAGACCTATGTTGATAGGTACAATAAAGGTGAAGGCGACAGCAGTTTTAACGAAGCTGGCGCATTTTTGCACAAAATTTATTTTGAGCAATTAACACCTCCTAAAAATAACAACAAGCCACATGGCACTAGTCTTGCACTGATTAATCGTCGTTGGACTGACTTTGACAGATTCAAAGAGCAGGTCTCCGAGGAAGCTATGAAAATCCAAGGCTCTGGTTGGGTCTATATGAGCCGCGGCGGTGAAATTAAAACCATAAAGAATCATGCCATACGGCGAGATATAGCCCTACTTATTGACTGGTGGGAACATGCCTGGGCATTGGACTATGCCAGTAACAAGAAGAAATATCTAGAAAACATCTGGCGTTCTATCAATTGGGAATATGTTAATCGTAGAATCTACGGAGGTATTAAATGATTACCTTTGAAACCAGTGCTGTTGATAAAATCAGAGATATCCTAGCCGAAGGAAATAACCCCCAGATGAGCCTCAGGGTATTTGTTCAGGGCGGCGGTTGCAGTGGATTCAGCTATGGCTTTACCTTAGATGAGGAACAGGCCGAAGACGATTTTACCTTCAACGAAGGTGGTATTCGTGTGCTGGTAGACAGCATAAGCGCACAGTATCTTCAAGGTTCAACTGTGCGTTACAAAGAAGAACTAATGGGCAGTAGTTTTGTCATTGACAACCCAAATGCCGTAGGAACCTGCGGCTGCGGCAGCAGTTTTCGCGTTTAAGTAATTGCTCAAAATCCTATAAATACTGTTTATAGGACATAAGATATGGGCAATCTACGACTTGTTAACACAGGCACAGGACCTAGCAGTGGGGACGGCGACCAACTGCGGGTGGCATTTGACAAAATAAATTCAAATTTCCAGGACATTGTTTCTGGAAATATCGCTGTTCCTGGCAGTGGGGGTGGTGGCACAATCGGTAACAGTTCCTTAAACTTTGCCGGACAAACTATTTCCAGTTCCGGTGATTTAACACTGCAAAGTAATACACAGGTCTGGGTATTTAGAACCAACGGGAGCTTAGTTTTCCCGGATGGATCACAGCAGATTACTGCCTTCAACAGCACACAATATTACACACAAACACAGATTAATAACCTATTGGGTAATGTAGGCAATGTAAACTCAGGTAATGGGTTTACAGGCAGCGTTGGTGCCACAGGACCCATGGGCTCACTGGGCTACACTGGTAGCTTTGGTATTACCGGGGCCATTGGTCCAACTGGTGCTCGTGGCCCAGTTGGAGCACAAGGTGCCACAGGCGCTACTGGGCCACAGGGCACGGTAGGAGCCACTGGCGCTACTGGTGCCAGCGGTGTACAAGGTATGCCCGGTCCGCAAGGATCCAGTGGTCCTAGAGGATTTACTGGATTTGATGGCAGTCGTGGGGATCCTGGTTATACAGGCAGCGAAGGGCCTCAAGGCTTACAAGGTATGCCAGGACCCACAGGCGCTTCGGGTATACAAGGATTACAAGGTACACAAGGTCCTAGCGGCCCCCAAGGCCCAACAGGACCACAGGGACTGAGAGGATATTCTGGCAGCGAAGGTACAACTGGTCCTACTGGCCCTCAAGGGGATAAAGGATACGCTGGCAGTGGTGGTCCTGTTGGACCATCGGGCGGAACAGGCAATACCGGCGCAACAGGTGCCTCGGGCCCAGTAGGACCTTTGGGATTCACCGGCAGCGAAGGCATGATGGGCACAACTGGCTACACAGGTAGTCAAGGGGTTACTGGATTTATTGGTAGCAAAGGTGATACCGGTGCAACAGGAACAACTGGATTTGTAGGTAGCCGTGGCGCCAATGGTACCAGCGTTACTATTAAAGGTACAGTAGCAGATGCAGCCGCACTGGCAGCATATCCTACAGCAGGATTAGTAACCGGTGACGCATTAATTAGAACAGACAATGGCACATTAAATGTCTGGAACGGCAGTTCTTGGACCGATGCTGGACAGATAGTAGGTCCAACTGGTGCATTGGGCTATACTGGTAGTCAAGGCTCGGGATTTGTAGGTAGTCGGGGCATTACTGGTGCCACAGGCCCAACTGGTGCATTAGGACTATCAGGTTTCACCGGCAGCAGAGGAACTTTAGGTTTCACTGGCAGCGGCGGTTCATCGGGTCCTAGCGGCTTACCCGGCCCCACTGGAGCCAACGGTACTATTGGACCTATGGGTCCAGTGGGCTTTGTTGGTAGTCGAGGATTAGAAGGACCCACTGGACCAACTGGGGCGCAAGGCGTTCAAGGATTACTAGGATTTACAGGCAGCGTTGGCCCACAAGGATTACAAGGCCCAACTGGTGCCACAGGCCCACAAGGCAATCAAGGTCTTCAAGGAGATACTGGATTTACTGGTAGTCGTGGAGCCACAGGACTTACTGGTGGTATTGGTGCCACCGGAGCCACTGGTGCCACCGGAGTTGTTGGACCAGCAGGTGCCACCGGAGCCACAGGAATAGCAGGTGCTACTGGCCCATCTGGTGCTACTGGCCCATCTGGTGCTACTGGCCCACAAGGTGCCAGCGGCATAGCTACAAATATTGTTGGTAGTGTTCCACTGGTGAGTAACTTACCGGGTCTAAACAATGTGATAGGCGATGGCTACATTGTTCAAGACGATGGTGGACTGTATGTTTGGACTTCGTATAATAATTGGTATAGAGTAGGCACTGTAGTTGGTCCTACTGGTGCCACAGGGCCAGTAGGTTTTGTAGGTAGTCAGGGCAGCGGATTTGTCGGCAGTCAAGGCTTCACTGGCAGTGCTGGATTTACAGGCAGTAAAGGTGACGAAGGTCCAATTGGCCTAACTGGCGCACAAGGAGCAACTGGTGCTACCGGTCCACAGGGTGATTTGGGATATTCCGGAAGTCAGGGACCCGAGGGCGCAACAGGTGCCACAGGCCTAGCAGGTCCACAGGGTATCGCCGGAGACCTAGGGTACACTGGCAGCATTGGCCCAACAGGCCCAACAGGTCCTGTTGGGGCCGCAGGTACAGCAGGACCCACTGGTGCTACAGGACCATTTGGTCAGACTGGAGCCACCGGTGCCACAGGCCCTGGGGGTACAGCAGGCCCGGTAGGAGCCACAGGATCTACAGGTCCTAGCGGCCCGCTTGGTTACACAGGTAGCCTAGGCGCCAGTGGTACAGCAGGTATCCGAGGATTCTCGGGTAGCATTGGCTCAACTGGACCCACCGGTCTTTCGGGTGCTGCCGGCAGATATAGAACTACTGTGCCAGCAACCAGCCAAGGTGTCACTGGAGACCTACAAGGGGATGTAGCAGTTGACAAAGCCTCAGGATATTACTATGTCTGTACAGAAAATTACACTACTGGCGTTCCGGACATTTGGATAAGAATATACGGTGTTGAGGCTTCGTTCTAAGATATGAAAGAATACATAATTGTTGCTAAAACGGAAGCAGACATTGACAGTCTGCATGCCGAACTAACTGTTAATACTGCGGCCAATTCTGCAAGTAACAAGGCTGTTGTTCCGATTAGAGCAGTTAATGTTGCCAATGCCAGACTGGGTAATCCTAGAATTACGCATTACTTTTTAACTGACACTGAAGCAGAAAAATTAGCCAATGACCCCAGGGTTGAGGCTATACATTTGCCACCGCCCACAGATTCTAGAATCAAACATGTTGTACAAAGATCTGTGGCATACAATGGCGTACTAGGAAACTACAATAGAAACAGTTCCTTGGACAAATTTAACATCAACTGGGGCCTGCGTAGAACCAGTGTAGCCACGGTAGAACCCAGACCTGGCAACACCTATGAATACGATGTCGACGGTGCAGGGGTTGACATTATTATCATGGATGACGGTGTACAAGTAGATCATCCTGATTTATTAGAAGTCACTGGTCAAAGTAGAGTTCAACAGATAAATTGGTATGCAGTCACAGGTATACCGGGCACTATGCCACCAAATCACTATTCAATGACAAACTACGGCGATGGTGAGCACGGCACACATGTGGCAACAACTGTAGCAGGAAAGACCTTTGGCTATGCTAAAAAGTCTCGACTGTATTCTCTGCGAATATTTGGTTCTCAGAGTCAGGTTATTCCCGAGGCCGATCAATTTGACTTAATTAGAGTTTTCCATCAAAATAAACCCATTGACCCTAAAACCGGTGCCAAGCGTCCAACTATAGTCAATATGAGTTGGGGCTATCGATGGTACTATAACAATGCTAACTTTTCTAACGGAAACATAATTAGAAAAATCAACTATCGTGGCACAGTCTACGATTACACCAATGCGCCGGTGTCAGCAAAACAACAGTTTGGTCAAATTGGCAGCTTACATGGTTTTATTGTGCCCAGTGCAAATGCCGAACAGCAAGATGCTGAAAATGCCGGCGTGATATTTGTTCATAGTGCCGGTAACTTTTCTCATAAAATTGACAAAGTTGGCGGAGTGGATTATAACAACTACTACACCATGAATGAAAGTTTTGCAGGAATTGTGCCAGCCAACCAACCCATTTATTATCATAGAGGCGGAAGTCCTCAGAGTTTAAATGCTATCACTGTCAGTGCCGCACGAGATATTCCATCTCGTGCCAACAATCGCAATTGGGAAATAGTAGACAACTACAGCGAACGCGGTCCTGGTTGTGATGTGGTTGCACCTGGTACTAACATCACTGCCGGAACTTCCAAGACTGCTTCGTATGCTACACAAGAATATGTCTGGGGCAGAAACAATGTGCAGGATACCTCGCACAAGGTTACAAAAATCAGTGGTACCAGTATGGCAGCACCTCAGGTAACTGGAGTGCTGGCTCTCTATCTGAGTAGAAATCCCAAAGCCACTCCAGCTCAATGTAAGGCCTGGATATCCCGGACCGGAATTAAAAGTCAAATCTTTTCCAGCGTTATCAATAACGATTGGGCCAATGGCAATGCCCTATTAGGCGGTCCAAATAATTTTCTTTTCAATCCCTATAGAAATAGGTACACTGATAAAAAATAATTGTTGACATCAATATCTCATTATGCTACTATAGCATAATGTCTCAATTTATCCGTAAGAAATCACGGTAAATACTAGTTATGATATTTGGATATTTTACATTGGTAGTGGCACTGATCATCAGTGCCGTGGCCGAATTCTACAGCATCGTTGGACTTACTGCCATCTTTTCTGCGGCATTTTGGCCAGTGGTCATCATGGGTGCCGCACTTGGTGTTGGCAAAGTAACAGCCGCAGTCTGGCTAAAATTAAACTGGGACAGAGCAAAATGGACTTACAAGGTATACCTTGTGCCCGCTGTGTTTTTCTTAATGTTTCTGACCAGTATGGGTATATTCGGTTTTCTAAGCAAAGCGCATAGCGACCAAACCTTAGTCAGTGGCGATGTTCAAAGCAAGATTGCAATCTATGATGAAAAAATTAAAACAGCAAAAGAGAATATTGAAGCTGACCGTAAGCAACTCCGCCAAATGGATGAGGCTGTTGACCAAGTCATGGCAAGGAGCACATCAGAAGAAGGTGCGACTAAATCCAATGCTATTCGTAAGGCTCAAGCCCGCGATAGGACTGCTTTGGCCAAGAACATTGAAGCCAACCAGAAGCTTATTGGTGTTCTCAATGATGAAGCCGCACCTATACGAGCAGAAATTCGTAAAGTCGAAGCTGAAGTAGGCCCAATTAAATACATTGCGGCATTAATCTACGGCGACAACACTGACGAGAACCTACTAGAGGCTGCGGTACGGTGGGTGATTATTCTTATTGTTGCAGTATTCGATCCCTTGGCCCTTGTATTAATCCTGGCTGCACAACAAAGCCTGCGCTGGGCCAAAGATGATAAAGCTCGAGAAGAACAAGAAAAAATCACTGAAGAAGAATTTAGAAAAGAATTAGAAAACGACCCTGAGGTCAGTGCCTTCTTTACAAAGGCCCGTGCAACTGCACAAGCTCTGGATCGTGGCGACCCAATTCCTGGTGCAGTAATAGAGGAAAACCTGCAGGACGAACAGGGAGATGTTAGTGCCGAAAATGACAATGTAGTAAGCAGTGACCCAGCGGCACCACCTGCAGAGGCTGTTCACCAACCAGATACACACCCTTATCTGAAACAAGGGTTTGCTTATCCACCAGGGTGGATGTTCCACCCACCCATGGTTGCCAAACCGGCGGACACAGAATCTACTGTAGATCCTGAACCTATTGTCGCCGAAGTAATTGAAACCGATAAAGTTTCAATTGAGCCAGAAGAGGTTAAAATTGAGCTACCCTTGGACTCAGTAAAAGAGGCAGTGGAGCCTCCGCCTAAGGCTAAGATTGTGGTGCCCGAAGCATTTGATCCAAAACTAAAAAAGGTCACTGCTGACACTAGGTTAACTGCCGACAATGATCAGTCAATACCAAAAGAAATTAAAGCACATTTTGGAATTGCTTTTCCTGATGGCCCAGAAAAGGGAGAAGTTTTCCTGCGTGTAGACTACTTGCCAAGTAGGCTATACAAGTTTAATGGTAATGTCTGGATTGAAGTTGACAAATCTCTCACAGACAGTTACATTTACAATCATGAATACATCAAGTTCTTAATCTCCGAAATTGAGCAGGGTCGTATAGATCCTGATGATATCAGTGCCGGGGAGCGAGAGCAAATTACTGAATTTCTAGCTAACAATGAGCCAACTCGTAACCCCACCTGATATAGTAACTGAACACACTGTTTATCTAGTAGTCAATGCCCAAGAATGGGACATTGAAATGATTATGCGGTGGTTGAAATTCAGCGAAAAAAAGTATACAATACACATATACCACGATGCCATGGATGATTTGAAATGGTTACATCGTGCCGGCGCTGAATCGGAGTTAATCTTCGTTAATAGACAGCAAACACCTGCAATGGATCCTTTGTTGGATCATACAGCTAAAATTGTTTGGTTTGGTAAAGATCAACCATATCCTAGTGCAGTTGAGTCAATGTTAAAAAATGGTAGAATCAATTAAAGGTCATCAGCCAGTTTATTGCAATTTTTGTAACAAAAATCGCACAGAAGTTAAAAAACTAATCGTTGCCAACGATGCGGGTATCTGCGACGAGTGTATTGAGTTATGTGCCAGTATCATTAGCAAAGAAAAAAACGAAGAGCTGAAAAAAGAAAAGAAGCTCAATGGGGTACTGGATCCAGTTAAGGTCAAGCGTTATTTAGATACACACATAGTTGGGCAAGATAACGCAAAAATTACACTAAGCGTGGCTATTGTAAATCATTATAAGCGTATATATTTCAAGCCCAACTATGAAATAGAAAAAAGCAATATTTTGATCTTTGGCCCAACTGGATCTGGTAAAACTTTATTGGCAAAGAAAATTGCCAACTATCTCAAAGTACCTTTTGTAATTGCAGATGCTACGACACTAACCGAAGCTGGTTATGTAGGTGAAGATGTTGAAAGTATGATTGGCCGATTACTGGCCGAAGCAGACTATGATGTTGAGCGTTGCGAGCAAGGCATTGTGTTCATTGATGAAGTGGACAAAATTGCCAGAAAGAGCGAAAGCCCTAGTGTACGAGATGTCAGCGGAGAAGGTGTTCAACAGGCACTGCTTAAATTAGTTGAAGGTACTAAATGTCAGGTTAAAATAGGCAGCAATAGAAAAAATGTAGCCAATGACTCAGTGGAGATTGATACCAGCAACATACTGTTTATTGCCGCTGGTGCATTTGGTGATATTGATCGCATCATTGATCGACGCATCAACAACAATAACTCTATAGGCTTTACTGCTAACTCTAAGAACAGTCAAGTTGACAGAACTAAATTTTCAACAGAAGATTTTATCAAGTTTGGCATGATACCTGAGTTTACTGGCAGATTTCCAATTATCACGCATGTGGACGAGCTAGACTTAGATAGCCTGGTGCGTATTTTGCTTGAGCCAAAAAATAACTTGATCAAGCAGATGCAGTTTTACTTTGACATAGACAACATAGAACTAACATTCACAGATGGTGCTGTGTTGGCCATTGCCGAAGAAGCAAATAAAATGAAAAGTGGAGCCCGGGGTCTAAAAGGTATTTTAGAATCACTGTTACAGCCCTATCTGTTTAACATAGAGTCTTATAAAAAATCTAACAAAAAGAAAATTGAAGTTACGGAACAGATTGTCAAAGAAAAATTTGACAAAAGTTGAAAATTAAGGTATAAATATATTTGTAAGGTGCCATCCGGGCCTTATACAAATCTTGCTTTTTTAAGGAGAATACAATGAGCAAAATCATCGGTATCGATCTGGGTACCACAAATTCATGCGTTGCCGTTATCGAAAACGGCGTCCCCAAAGTAATTGAAAACAGCGAAGGTGCTCGTACTACACCTAGTATTGTTGCTTATGCCAACGATGAAATACTAGTTGGTGCCAGCGCAAAGCGTCAAGCAGTTACTAATCCCAAAAACACAATCTATGCTGCCAAGCGTCTAATCGGTCGTAAGTTTACCGAAAATGCTGTGCAAAAGGATATTGATCTTATGCCTTATAAGATTATCCAGGCCGACAACGGTGATGCTTGGATTGAAGCACATGATAAAAAGCTAGCACCTCCACAGATTTCAGCAGAGGTTCTACGCAAAATGAAAAAGACTGCCGAAGACTATCTGGGATACGAAGTCACTGAAGCAGTTATTACAGTGCCTGCTTACTTCAATGACAGTCAACGCCAGGCCACCAAGGATGCTGGTAAGATTGCCGGTCTAGAAGTTAAGCGTATCATTAACGAACCTACAGCCGCCGCACTGGCCTATGGCGTAGACAAAGCTGACAAAAAGGACCGTAAGGTTGCTGTATATGACCTAGGCGGTGGCACCTTTGATGTCAGTGTTATTGAAATCGCACATGTCGACGGCGACAAGCAAATTGAAGTGTTATCAACAAACGGTGACACATTCTTAGGCGGTGAAGACTTTGATCAACGAATTATGGATTACTTAATTGACGAGTTCAAGAAAGAGCAAGGCATTGATCTTAAGAAAGACATGCTGGCTTTACAGCGTCTGAAAGAAAGTGCAGAAAAAGCCAAGATTGAACTATCCAGCAGTGCCAGCACTGATGTTAACTTGCCTTATATCACTGCCGATGCTTCTGGTCCTAAGCACATGAACATTAAGATGACTCGTGCTAAACTAGAAAGTCTAGTAGAAGATCTGATCCAGCGTAGCATTGAGCCATGCAAGATTGCCATGAAAGATGCCGGTGTTACAGCCACTGACATCGACGAAGTTATTCTTGTTGGTGGTCAAACACGCATGCCTAAAGTGCAAGAAGCAGTTGAGAAACTATTCGGTAAGGCACCCCGTCGTGATGTTAACCCCGACGAAGCTGTAGCAGTTGGTGCCGCAGTACAAGGTGCTGTTCTAGCCGGCGATCGCAACGATGTGTTATTGCTGGATGTTACACCACTGAGCCTGGGTATCGAAACACTAGGCGGTGTGTTTACAAAGATGATTCAAAAGAATACTACCATTCCTACCAAGCACAGTCAGGTATATAGCACTGCCGAAGATGGTCAAGCCGCTGTTACTATTAAGGTAGCACAAGGCGAGCGTGAACTGTTCCAATACAACAAACTATTGGGTGAGTTTAACCTTGATGGAATTCCTCCAAGTCGTCGAGGTCAGCCACAGATCGAAGTTACCTTTGACATTGATGCCAATGGTATCCTTAAGGTTCATGCCAAGGACAAGACCACTAACAAAGAAAACAATATCACTATTAAGGCCAACAGCGGTCTTAGCGAAGCTGAAATTGAACAAATGGTCAAGGATGCTGAACTCAATGCCGATGCTGATAAAAAAGCTCGCGAGCTAATTGACAAGCGTAATACTGCCGAAGGCTTTATGAACGAAGCTCGAGCTGACTTGGCCAAGTACGGTGAGCAGATCACTGAGGAAGAAAAGACCAAGCTCAACGAAGCACTAACTGCTCTCGAAGAATCAGTCAAAGGCGAAGATGCTGAAGCCATTCAGAATAAGACCTATTCTTTCATGGAAGCACTGGGTCCATTGACCTCAGCCAAGTACAAAGCAGAGAATCCGGAACCACAGGCTGAAACTAAGCCCGAACAATCCGAAGCACCTGCTGATGTAGTTGATGCCGAAGTTAAAGAAGTTAAACCCGGCAATTGACACAGGCCGTTAACTGTGTTACACTAGTGTATAGGGTGCCGATATCGGGCCCTATACCAAATGTCATTAACTTGCTTATGAAAGGAGAACTAAAATGACACAACAACAACTAAGTATTGGTCGAATTGACTTTAGTCCATTTACTCGTTTTACTGTAGGGTTCGATGAAGTCTTCGACGCTCTGGCCCGCACACACGAGCAATTGAATAGCCAACCTGCTAACTATCCCCCATATAATATTCTCAAGTACGATGCCAACAATTATGCACTGGAAATTGCTGTTGCTGGTTTCGATCTCGATGAAATTGATGTAGGTGTCGAAGGCAACAATTTGACTATTACCGGTCAAAAAATTGAAAAGAAGGACGATGCGACTTATATCTATAAGGGTATTAGTACTCGTAGTTTTAAGCGTACTATTCCACTGGGCGATCACATTGTTGTCAGGGATGCAGTAATCAAGAACGGTATGCTTACCATTCAACTTGAGCGCGAAGTTCCTGAAGCTATGAAACCGCGTAAAATCGCTATTACAGCTCAGAAGTAAGTAAATATAATGCGGGGCGCAAACCCCGCATCTCATTTTTAAATTTATGGAAGCAATCACTGATACCATAGTCAAACCCAAGATCGAGCCCAAGCTAGATCTCAAGGAACCCAGCATGTTTCGTGTAATTTATATTAACGACGAAACCACCACGATGGAATTTGTTGTAGAGACATTAATTTCTATTTTCGACATGAGCAGAGAAGATGCCACAAGCACCGCTGTAAAAATTCACGAAGACGGCAGTGCTGTTGTAGCGGTCATGCCCTACGAAATAGCCGAGCAAAAAGGCATTGAAGTTACTGTGTTAGCTCGCAGTCATGGATTTCCTCTGCAGGTTAAACTGGAATCAGAATGATACAAATACTGATAAATTTTTTCCGCCGTTTATTTACACCCAACCCATACTGTAATCAAAATTGTTATCAAGGACGCCGCTGTGACTGCGGCAGTATATCAAATGGAAATTCAACCCAAAGATCCTAGCCGGGGTCACTTTTATGTTAGTTTGGTTAAGAGTGCCACTCGCATTGCCGCGGGTATTGCATTGATTTGGCCGCAAAGTTTAATTCTAGCTGGAATTTTTCTAATCGGTGCCGAAATACTTGGCATCGTTGAAGAATTAGTGTAAAATAAAATCAAGGAGGCCAACATGGCTACATGGAAAATCTCTAACTACCACAAAAAGAATGCAGTCGAGCGTCAATTCTGGACCAAGGACGGCATCACAGTAACCAAGGACGAAGGCTTCCGATGGGGATATTGGACCTGCGAAAGCGATGAGCGTCCTGACATTGATCTTAAAAATCCCGATGGTATCGAAATCTTATTTGGAGACTATGATTGGGAAATGGAATCTATGGACGACGGCTGTTGGGTCGAATGGACATTTCCCAATGACATGGATGAAGAAGAACAAGAGCGTATTCAAGAGCTCTGGGACGAAGACTTCTATGAAGGCATGGAAGGGGATGGTTGGAACAACGACGACACAGAACAGTGGATCTATGGTCCGCTATGTTTGGAAAATGTAGACACCGGAGAAAGTTGGAACGGCGACAATGATACTGAATAAAATCAAAGATCTCAAAGAACAAGGACTGAAAATTGGTATTACTTTCAGTGCCTTTGACTTACTACATGCAGGCCACATTGCTATGTTGGCCGAAGCTAAAAACCACTGCGATTACCTAATTGCAGGACTACAGACGGATCCTACAATTGACCGTCCGGACAGCAAAAATACACCAGTGCAAAGCATTGTAGAGCGACAAATCCAGTTGTCTGCTTGCCGTTATGTAGACGAAGTTGTAGTCTACCAAACTGAAAAAGATTTAGTAGATTTGATCTTGACATTACCCATAGATGTGCGTATACTAGGTGTTGAGTACGAGGATACCAACTTTACTGGTCGCAACGAAGGCACCGGGCGTGGTATCCATCATGTGTTTAACAAACGAGACCACAGTTTTAGCAGTAGCAATCTGCGTAAACGGGTACACGAAGCCGAGGCCGCCAAACATGGACATAATGCTTGACTTAGAAACTCTAAGCACCAGACCCAATGCTGTAATTCTCAGTATTGGTGTAGTAAAATTTGATCCTTTTACAGATCGCATTGATGTTGAAGAAGGCTTAGATCTACGCATCGATGTAGATGAACAGACTGCTCTAGGACGAGATGTACAAGAAGAAACAGTCAAGTGGTGGGAGACACAGCCCAAGGAAGTGCAAGAGGCAGCATTTAATCCCGATGGTCGTATTCGCTTAGACAATTTTATTCGTGCGTTGAATAAATTTCTAGTGGGTGCAGACAACATTTGGGCACAGGGCCCGGCATTTGACATTGTGATCTTAGAGGATCTGTACAGACAATTAGGCATACCTACTCCTTGGCAATTCTGGCAGATTCGTGACAGCAGAACCTTATTTGGTGTACACGGGGATCCCCGCGATAAGAATCGCAAAGGCGCACACAATGCATTAATGGATTGCTGTTACCAAGCTATGGGTGTGCAACAAGTATATCAGCAACAGGGCATCAAGCCAAGATTTCCTCGATGAATATTATATTTGGTCATGCTCATGCCGAAATGATCCGTGAGCGATATACTGTACTAGAAGTTGTCAATCTAGAAGATGTTGTCACGGATTATCAATGCTATTGTGTAGTAGACGGTTCTACAATGCCTCCTCAAGAACTTGCTACACTGAATCACTATGTAAATTTACATAGCAAGTTGGTCGACAATATCCGCAAAAATAACACGGATGTTGTGCTCGAGCTGGCCCGCAGTCTACACCGTCACTGGGGCGGCGAACTTGATTCTTTTTACGAAGCTGTAATAGAGCACTACAAGTAGTAACCCAAAGGTTGTTGATGGGCTGGAACTCATAAATACTATAAGTTTTAGCCTAACAACAACAAATGAGTGACTTTATTCAATACAGCGATATATTACTAGACGGGTTTTCAAGTAATTCTAAATCTCTAGAGGTCGTTGAGAAAAAACGCGACCTGATCACAGAAGTTTTAGATCATTATGACTTAGATTCTAGTAGTATTTTATTCGTGGGGTTCAGCCCATGGTGCATGGCCCACGACCAAGGTAAATTTACTATCACTGAGGTCGGCGGCAAAGTCTTGGACTTTTTAAGCCAAAATGACTGCAAATACGAGCACGAGACGCTGGCAAACTTAGTCAAGGGCAACCGTAAGTTCAGTGTTATTGTTGCCGCAGACGAATACTTTACTTTTTCTGACAGCGACCAGGGTCAGCGCACCTTGGTAGAACAGCTGGCTAAACTTGCCGAAGATGTAATTATAACTACTCTTCGCGATTACAAAAATCAAGATTTCAAAAACCGCGAATTCAGTCAACCAATACAAATTCGCGGTACAGTAGATAAAATTTTCCTTGAGCACTACGACTACGACCTCAGGGATAAAAATGCCAGCACTAGCCGCACCTATGTACTCAGCGGTAACGATTGCCGTGTTCACGGCCCGTTTGCTAGACGCAACATGTACTTTAAACAGTTAGCAAAATTTAGTATAGATGCCGGCGCCACTAACTTTTTTGTTCATAAAAATCTCATGTATAAGAGTGTTATCAAGAAGAACTATGAACATGTAATAACTATTAAATTCTGAGGATCTTATGGAATCAATTAATGATATCACTAATACATTAGTCAAGCAAATCACCGACGAATTCTTGGCTTCGCTAAAACAGCAGGTAACCAAGCAAATCTCCGACAATGTTGCTTACCAAATGAGCAGGCTTGATCTTCCTACTTTGGTTCGCGAGCACCTGAGCAATGTGTTAAACTCCAGCGCCAAGACTTATACATTCCCAAATCGCAGTATCCACGGTAGTGCTATTAACCCCGATGGACTTTTTATCAAAGCAGATCAAATTGCCGCAGGCGTACTACGCAATTTTGAAAGTACAGGTATACAAGACAAGTCTACCGAAACACAAGTTACCATCATGGACAATGCCACAGTCTATGAAAATCAGCTAGTAGCCAAAGAACTGCATATTGCCGGCGACACTGTCATTGATGGTGATTTGAACTTAAAAGGTTCTGTGGATCGTTCCAGCAAATTGTTCACAGATCTATTAGAAGCCAGCAAAACAGCTATCCGTAGTGAAATGCAAGACGGTATGTTACAAGGATATCGTGACGATGTATTGAAACAATTGCATACCGAAGGTATTCCTGCAGATATTATCAAGTACCAAAATCATAGACTGGTTCGTGACAATATTTTAGCACCAACTATCCTATTCAGTAACCTACAAAAAGTTGGAGCACTAAAAGAGCTACAGGTAATTGGCGAAACATTGCTAGACGAAACATTGTATGTTAGTGTACACCGTGTGGGCATTAATACCATGGATCCAGAAGCTACTTTTGACCTTTGGGATCAAGAAGTAGAAATTACCGCAGGCAAGCTGGAAAAGGATGTGGCTATCATTGAAACACCAAAGAACCAAACTTTGGTACTCAGCGCCAACAAGAATTATAACTTAGTCTGCAATACCGATGGTTCAATTACCATCAACACACTGAAAATTGGGCAGAGCAAGCATACCAGTTCGGCTAAAATGCCCACAGATTCTGCGCCCAAAGGTGATATCGTTTGGAATACTGAGCCTGCAATTGGCAGTCCAATTGGTTGGGTAAGTTTGGGCGGCGCCCGTTGGGCCACTTTTGGCACTGTAACCGCTTGACCAAATAATTATCTTATGCTATAATATAGCATGAGACAAACATTTGGCACCTTCCTGCCTGGCCTACGCATAATTGAGCATACCAAGTACCCCGATAATAGGGGTAGCTTCTGCGAACTGTGGAAAAGCATTGACGATGGTATGCGCGGCACCTTTAGGCAATTAAACATTGCAACTTCAAAAATTAATGTCTTGCGTGGCCTACACAGACAGGATCAAAGTAAATTAGTAATGCCGATTGTAGGAACCATATTTGATGTTGCAGTTGATCCTGTAAGTGGTCAATGGTTTGGTATACATCTCAATGATACTTGCGGATTGCTGATTCCACCAGAATATGCACATGGATATTTGGTAACATCAGATTCTGCTGTGGTACAATATGTAGTCGATGCACCGTACAATCAATCTAAAGAAGAAAATTTTAAATGGAATGGTTATGGTATTTCGTGGCCCACAGTTAATCCAATCCTATCAGCAAAGGACAGCTAATGAAAGTGGGATTTAATTGTAGTTCGTTTGATCTTCTACATGCCGGGCATGTAACTATGCTCAAAATGGAGAAACAGCTCTGCGATTACCTGATAGTGGCCTTACAAGTAGACCCTACTATTGATCGCCCTGGTGTTAAAAATAAGCCTGTGCAGAGTGTTTATGAACGATATGTTCAGCTTCAGGCCTGCCGCTATGTAGATGAAATTTTAGTTTATGAAACTGAATTTGATCTACTGCAATTGTTAATGACCCAGACCATACACATTCGATTTCTCAGTGAAGAATACTTGAATAGAGATTTCACTGGCAAGCAATATTGTATTGACAACAACATTGAATTGTGTTATCATAAGCGTGGTCATGTTTACAGTTCCAGCGAACTTCGAGCTAGAACTGCCAGACTTGAAGCACAAAAAGATAACTCTATGTGCGCTATCCCTCAACACTCTACTGAGTTAACACAATGACTAAACGCATAGGCTTTGCCTGCAAGTGGATCGACACTCCGAGTCAAGTCGACGGTATCAAGCCCAAGGACGACTGTAAGCGATACAATACCGGCGCTACTACTGTAGCTTGGCTAAATAGACAGACTCGGGATGTGTCCGAACAAAAACTCTGGGACCTAATGGTACAGAACATCGAGGCTTCACGACTTCTAGTAGAAAAGGTAGGTCAACTTGAAACTTCTCTTCGTATGGTTCGCCTTAGTAGCGATATTCTGCCTGTTTATACCGAATCTAGCTGGAGTTATTTTTGGCGTAGGCCTGATGTTATGGACTATTGTTCTACACATTTTAGGACTGTTGGGGACCTTGCTAGGCAGCATTCTGTTCGCCTTAGTTTTCATCCTGGCCAGTTTTGCGTACTGGCTAGCGATAATCCTGACATAGTAGATCGCAGTATAGAGGAGTTTGAATATCATGCTGACATGGCCCGTTGGTTGGGGTACGGTAGACAATTCCAGGACTTTAAAATCAATGTCCACATCGCGGGTAGAGCCGGTCCAGCCGGTATACAAGCCGCACTTGGGCGTCTCTCACCAGAGGCGCGAAACTGTATTACTATCGAAAACGACGAAATATCCTGGGGAATCGACGCCAGCCTCGAATTGGCCAACGATCTCGCTTTGGTGCTAGATATACACCACCACTGGATCAAGACTGGAGAATACATTGAAGCAGATGATGACCGTATTAAAAGGTTTATTGATAGTTGGCGCGGTCAGCGCCCTGTTATACATTACAGTGTCAGCAGGGAAGAGCACTTACCAGACGCCTGCCGTGTCAGCCGTCCGTGCTTGACTACATTACTTGAGTTGGGTCATAAGAAAGCCAAGCTCAGGGCACACAGTGATTTTTATTGGAACAATGCCTGTAACGAATGGGCACTGACGCACAGTGAATGGGCCGATATCATGTGCGAAAGCAAGGGTAAAAATCTTGCCAGCTTTGAACTACACCGCCAGGGTCAACAGCTAGGCCTACTCTAACTGCATTCAAAAAAATAGGACTGCTGGGCAGTCCTATATCTAATAGAATAAAGTCAAGTAATTAAGCTGACTTTTTCTTGGCAACCGTCTTTTTAGCCGCAACCGTCTTTTTAGCTGGAACAGTTGGTTTGGCTGCTGTCTTACGAGCAGGTTTAGCCTTAACTGGTTCAGCTTTAACTGGTTCGGCCGCTGGTGCGGGTGCGCTAATTATCGCGGCTACTTCTGGTGGAACAGGTGCTTCAACCTTATAAGGAACTTCTTCCTTAATTGGCTCCTGCTCAGTTTTAACAACATCCGCAGGTACATCTTTTTTGTTCCAGTTGTAAAATACAGCTAGGCCAATTACAACGATGCCTATAAAAATAATAACTTCCATTCGATTCTCCTTGCAAGTTTATAGAATGCAAGTTTATTTAACCAAACAAAATGGGCGAATAAAATAATAAAACACCATATAAATTGTTGCACCGCAGCATAAATAAATGTACAATAGATATGTGAGGTGCCGCATAGTGCGGGCTTCATTAGTAAACTTGCTTAATAAGGAGAAAACTATGTTTACATTAGACGCTACCATCGATGCCGTACAAGGCGCAAAAAAACAATTCGTTAACACTTTTGTTCAAAACGAAACTGTTGCCAAAGCTCTAAACGAGTTTGTGGATGCACAAAGCGATTACACCAAAAAGGCTGCTAAGACTTCAATGGATGCTGCCACCGTTTTGACACAAGAAATGGTTCGTGGCGTAACCGAAGCTGCCAAATTTGATTACACTAAGTTCGGCGAAGGCATTATGAAAGCCTACAACGAAATGAATCGTAGTGCTGAAAAAGTCTCTAAGGCTTACAGCAAAAAGTCTGCCTAATTAGGCAATTAACTACCCAGAAAACGGCACTTTTAGTGCCGTTTTTTTCTTTTGTCCAGCGTATACTAAATATCTAAGAGACATGGGGGTAGCTATGGCAAGGCCAAATCCGTTAAGAGTTATGATGGCAACAGAGTTGCCACCAAGAACGATCCAAAGAAAAATGCCCTATCGTCCAAATATGGACGAAATTGAATATACCTACGATAAACTTAATAGGTATGTGTTTGACAATGCTCTTAGACAACCTGAAATCATTCCAAACATTTTACAAAAGGCCTGGGGTGTTTGCTATGGGTTAACTGAAGAAGGACCCACCGGTAGCTTCTGTAAAATACGCCTTATGGACAAATGGTATTCAGTGCAATGGATGGTTACTACGCTGGCCCATGAAATGTGTCATCAGTATCAATGGGATGTTCGCGGCCCTGAAAGAGAAGAAAACGGTAAAGATTGGTTAATGAGTCATGGACCCAGTTTCCTAGAGCACAGAGACCGCTTAGCCGAATACAATATTCCGCTTAAAGTTTGCCATAGCCGCAGACTCTGGTTTAAGCATCAAGACTTGTTCTTAGCATAAAAATCTGTTATACTATCCTTGTAAGAACACACAAGGAGAGTTATGCCCAATTTAGTTCCAATGGTACTTGAACGCACTAGTCAAGGTGAACGCAGTTACGACTTATACAGTCGACTACTCAAAGACCGTATTGTTATGCTAGACACTGATGTAAATGATCACAGTGCTAGTTTAGTTGTTGCCCAAATGTTATTTCTAGAAAGTGAGAATCCCGATGCAGACATCCTCTTCTACATCAACAGCCCCGGCGGCTCAGTTACTGCTGGAATGGCAATATATGATACTATGCAGTTCATTAAACCTGATGTTTCTACCATTGTACTTGGCCAAGCCTGCTCTATGGGAAGCCTACTTGCCAGCTCAGGTGCCGCAGGAAAACGACTGATGTTGCCCAATGCACGCCACATGATTCATCAGCCATCTGGTGGTGCTCGTGGTATGCAAAGTGACATTGAAATCAGCTACAAAGAAATCACCTACTTAAAGCGTAGGCTCACAGAGATTTATGTTAAGCACAACAGCGCAGGCAAGACCTATGAAGAATTTGAGCGTGACATGGACCGTGATTTCTTTATGAGTGCAGAGGAAGCACATAATTATGGCCTAGTGGATCGAGTTGTGGACCAGCGTTAGTATAAACCGAAATCTCCATAAATATTCAACAAGGAGATTTCGATGAAACGATTATTAGCACTGCTGGCCATTGTACCACTACTGGCTTTTGCACAAAAACAACCACAGGGAGTAACCTACGATGCACAGATTGTTCGTATTAACGACGGCGATACTGTGGTCATAGCCGCACCCTTTTTACCTGCTCCGCTCAAGCCAGAGTTGGCCGTTAGAATCTATGGTGTGGACACACCAGAAAAAGGACACAGAGCACAGTGTCCTCAAGAAAATGCTCGTGGTTTGGCCGCTACAGAATTTACTAAGAACGCAGTGGCAAGCAGTCAAAAAAGACAAGTGGTTCTTTATGCCTGGGATAAGTTTGGAGGCCGTGTATTAGGAGATCTTATTCTAAATGGACAGAGTCTTCGTGCCGCATTGATTGCCAATGGCTTTGCTCGAGAGTACTACGGAGATGCCAAGCAGTCCTGG